GAATGTGCTCGATTGTCATTTTGAATTGACATTCCCAATCGACAAAAAATAAAGCCACCTTTCTATTCCTTTTTATCGCTTCTTCCATGACAATGTGAAGCATGACTGTGCTATCCTTGCCTCCACTAAAAGAAATAATTATTTTTTGAAAATTATCAAAAATAAATGAAACCCTTTCTTTAGCTGCTTCAAACACATTTTTATTAATATAATTCTTTCCCATTTATTTTCATTAATGTTTTTAATTCCCATCCGAATATAACTTTATCGGCTATATTATTTGCTTGTATTCTATTTTCTTCTTTCATTAACATCCAAGCTTCTCTAACTAAATATTCAGGTATTTTATTTGCATAACAACATGCTGCTTGTCCTAACCATGCTTTTCTATTTTGAGTAATATTAGAAAGGTTCTCATAAGTAGAATTTGTCCAGTTTTTAACAACTAATAGCATAAATTTTAAACACAATTGTTTATTGCTTAAAATATTAATTGCTTGACCTACTAATTCTGATTTATTTTCATTCTGAGTTAAATCTCTAAACATTCCATTCTGAAAATCTTCCCAATATTCATAATAATAAAATTTCTGTTCTAATTTATTCCTAAACAGTCAATCGTTATCAATTACTAATTTTGTTTGTAGAATTTTAACTCTGAAAGCAATTTGAACTTGTTGAGCGCAAGCCTTAATTTGTTTTTTTAATAACTCTTTGACTTCTTCTTTTGTAAAAGTTTGCGTTTCGTCTTCACTATCATAAACAACTGGTAACTCCTTTTCTGGCAATAAATCTTCAATATCTTTCTTAGTTACTTTTTCTTTCTTTTTGTCGCCATCAGAAGATTCTTTTTTGATAGTAGAAACGGTACGAATAATTTCTTCTGCCTCTTGATCATTTTTGACTTTTGCTTTTACCTCTGCAACTAATGAAGCCGATACTCCACCGTCTTTAATCAGGTCTTTCATTTCTTTGCTGCTTTCAGCAACAGAAACCATATCAGAAACGTGTTTAATAGTTTTACCTATTTTCTTTGCAATTTCTGAATAGTTATATCCATATTGCATTAATTTTTGATATGTTTCTCCTAATTCAAGGGACGTTAAACTTTTCCCATCATTGAATAGGATAATATCAAAAATACGCTCTTCTAAGCTCTTTTTCTTTTCAGATATAAAAGGTACACGAGCAATGTCAATTCCTTGTTTTAAAGCCTTATTTACGGCTAAAAAGCGTCTGTGTCCATCGTTAAGAATGTAGTATTCTCCTTCTTTATATCCCCTTAACGGAACACGAACACCGTTTTCAATAATAGAAGATGTTAATTCGTCCAAATCTCCATAATCAAGACGGGTATTAAACCCTTCTTCGATTCGAATTAATTTTGGATCAACGAATAATACGTCACTTCTTTTTGTTTTGTTGATTTCTGATTCTTTCATTTCAAGTACTTTCAGTAATTGTTCTTCTGTTGCTAATTCGTAAAGTTCATCAATATCAGATTCGTATTCTCCTCCAAGAATATTCATCACTTTTGTATATTTTTCTGTTTGGTGACTGGAAAGAATTTCATCTACAAAACTGTCAACTTTTTCAACTAATTCTTGAGTTTTCATAATTACGATTTTTAAATTTATTTGATTATATAATTATTTAACTTCGCTTCTTAATATTTTTATTAACTGCACACATTGACCTTGGGTCATATCAACAGCCGATATACATCCGAACCAATTTCTTAAATACCAGAAAATTTGCTTATCTTCAAAGGCTAAGTCTCTAACCGCAAACCACAAAGCTGCTTTATCAGTTCCCTTATATCCCTTGCTAATGATTGATTGCTTTTCATTTTCAATCATTTCAGCAATTTCTAATCTTGATTTTTTAGTGATCGTAGTCATGATGTATAGTTTTATTTGTTTGATAATTCAAATGTAAAACTTTTTTATATAAAAACAAACAAAAATAATAATTTATAATCAATCTAAATAGCTAATCTTTATTATATTGATTTTTATTTAGATTGATTCTTTCTATTCGTTTTTCAAAATTGGTAAGTTGTTGAGATAAATAATTATCAGAATCTTTTCTTTTTCTTAATCCACATTTAGGACAAATTAACCAAATAGATGATTCGCCTAATTTCTTTTTATCTTTTATTAGTTCTTCAATACATTGTGGACAATATTCAGATTCCATTATAATAGTTTCTTAAATTCAACTATCTTTATTCCCAGTTTCTTCGCATTTAATGCTTTGTTAGAAGAAAGTGTAGATTCGCTAAGATCTTTCACTACTAGCATAGTCGTGTTCTTCGAAACTCCTGAGACTACTTGTCCTCCTTCTTGTTGTATCTTCTTCTCCATCTCTTTAGATGGTCTGCAACCTGTGAAGCATATCTTTTCTCCTTTTAGTTTGTCTCCTGTTATTTCTTCTTTTGGAGATTTAATGTAAGAAATTTTTACTATTTTATCGCAAAAATTATAATAATAACTAATTCCTTTTTGGAATATCATGGCTGTTTTCTCAGCTATACCATCTATTTTAAGTAACTCTTCTGTGTAAAATCTCAAAGGCATTAAATCTGACAAATCTCTCAAAATATCTTCAATATTTTCTTCTATTTCATCAAATACTTTTTGAACCGTCTTTTCTCCTATCATTCCTTCAAATACATCAAATGAGTGAAGTAATTTAGCTAACGGAACTCCTTCGTTTTTCAGTTTAGCGAACTGAGATAGTAACTTTACAGACGATTTAACGCCGAATCCTTCTATATTAATAATATCTATCTGTTTCATGTTTAGAATAGCTTCTATCGTCTTAAAACCGCTCAAATAGAAGGATCTGACAGACGGCTCTCCGAAGTCTTCTATCTCTAATGTGCAGAAGAAGTGAACCAGCTTTGCGATCTGTTTATCTTCACATTCTGGATTTGTGCATATGAGTTCTGTCATAGTTTCATCCCATTTTGTAGGTTGTAAACAACAAGGACAAGTTGAAACTTCGTCTTGTAATAGAGTACATTCGTAACCATCAAAGCTAACAGTCTCGATGTGTTTTGGTATAACGTCTCCTGAGCGAATTATCTTAATAATAGAATCTTCTGCAATATTGTTGTCGAATATGTAGGCGGCATTATAGCCCGTCACGTTCTCGATAGTAACTCCTGATACTTCTGTCGGCTCGATGTTGATAACTGGTTTCAGTTTTCCTTGTTTTGATACTTGCCAAGTTATTCCTGTTACTCTTACTTCTGCTGAACTACTCCATTCTGGATTCTTGTAAGCACGAGCGTATTTAGGATTCATGTTTTCTTCGCGACCTAGTTGGCTGCGTATTTGTGCAGAATTGATGTCGATAACCAACCCGTCAATGTTATAATCTTGTGACCACTCTCTATAAATAGAGTTCAACATTTCTTCTGTAATATTTTTCAATCTTAATTGATAGAATGGTACAGAAACTTCATTCATTCTATTTAAAAATAGGAGTTGAGTGTTTTTATCATATTTTTCTTGATCTGAACCATATCGGATATAATCAACATCGTTCAATTCTTCAACAGGTTCATCTCTATTAAATAGACCAGCAACCATATTACGAGCGTTAGCGTATTTTTCTTTATGTTTCTGGAAATTGGATTTAGACATTATTGCTTCTCCAAACGAAAATAAATCAACTCCACAGTGTTTGTCGTTCATCTTCATAAAATGATCGTCGCTTGTCTGCCCCACTTCACCATCTCCTCTAGTCCATGCTTTATCTTCTGACTCATTCACAACCAACGAAATTCCATCGTATTTAGGAGTGATAACAAGCAGTTCGTCGTCTGAGATATTGTTAGATTTTAACCACTGTTTTATCTCATCTAATGATTTAACTTTATTCAAACTATACATCGGCAACGGCAATTTTTGCTTCCTGCTCTCTTTCTGTTTCTGTTCTATCACACTTTTCTTGAGAAGTACTGAATCAGGAAACTTTTGTGCTAGTTCTTCAACCAATCTGTCGTATGCTTCGTCTGTGCAAATAGGAGTTCCTGCTCTGTAATTTGCGTCGTACGTACGAATCTGTAATTCGAGATTTTCTTGTTCTGTCATTTTGCGATTATTTAATTTTATTTTTCTTTATAACATTCTGGTTTTTCAACTGTTGAAATTGGTGGTTCTGAATCTTCTTTGTTCCACCATCTTTTAGCGTCTTCTTTGACTTTATCTGTCAAAGCTCTACAACACATCTCTCCAAATTGACAAGTATTAAAACTTGCACAGAACCATCTATCTTTATAGCAAAGCATGATTATTGATTTAATGTGTAACTATTTCTATTTTTAAATTATCTCTTTCTATAATTCCAGACATTAATTTCAGAGCAACAGCGTACGAAATCTTATATTCTTTACAAAATTCTTTCAAATTATTAGAGATGTAGGAAGTGTTATTGTACGTTATCGCATATTGTCTATCTTTCGTTCTCTTTCTATTGTGTATTAATGGTTTTGTAAAAACCGCTTTTTCGTTATCCCAATTCAATAAATTAATTCTATCCGAAATAGTTTTACAATCAATGCCGGAAATGTTTGACCATTCTGACAATGTTTTAATTTCGTTGCCTATTTTTATCATTCTATTTTTAGAAGTATTATTACAGTTTACTTTATGAGATACAAATCTGACATTATTTGGTTCATAATTTCCGTTATTGTCTTTTCTATCTATCTCAAACTCTTCACAATAAGCATTATCCATTGAAATCGTATCCTTAAAAAATGAATCAAATGAGTCCAACCAACTGTCACACATTTTAATTCCTCTTCCTCCGTATCGATAATAACAAGATTCTTTAGGGTTGTAGCATCTCTTTTTTATACCATGATAAGTATTGTAAGCCTTTTTAAATAAGGTATGAGACTTATATATAGAAATTGTTGCATTCGATTTCTCTCCTCTAAATCTTTTTACTTGAATATTATATTCTTTCATTCTGCGAGAAAATATATCTCGTGAAGTACCTATACTTTCGGCAGCATTTCTAACAAACCAATTATTATTTTCTAATGCCGCTATAATGTCTTCTTTAGATATGAATGATTTCTTACTCATAAAGGTTCTTTGGATGAATAGCTGAATTGATGCGTGTCATAACGATAGTTTGTTTTACGAATTTGTGTTATTAGAATATATATTTTAAAGCATTTTCTTGACTTTTGAAAATCTTAGTTTCCGCTTTAGGTAGGTTGAACTTAGTAACTTTGATCCCTAAAGGAAAGCAAATTGCATCCTCTAATTTATCTTTTCTATCATTAACTTTATAGAAACATTTACATGAATGTTACCTTTTATAAAAGCTTCAACAAACGGGAACATTTGTTCAAATCCATTTTCTTTCAGAATTTCAATAATGTGTTTCACATTCTTAGTTTTAATTTGTTTGACAGTTCAAATATAAAACTAATTTTTGAATATAAAAACTTTTTATATAAAAATTTTTAAAATTATTTTCCAGTTGATCCGAATCCTCCGACTCCTCTCTCTGTATTAGATAGTTCGCTTACAACCTCAAAAGCTACTTGATTTACTTTTTCAAAATATATCTGACATATACGATCACCTACATTATAAGGGGCTTGAATCACGTTTCTTCTGTCTCCGACAAATGAGAACCTAACTTTCCACTCGTCTCTATAATCTGAGTCTATCTGAGCGGGAGAGTTCTTCATAACAAAATCTGTCTTAGTGAAAGAACTCCTCGGTACGACTATTCCTTTCCAATTTAATTCTGAGAAGCTTGTTGCAAATCCTAATCCATACTCCCAAGTATCTTCTCCTATATATCTCACACTTGTTGCTTTGCAATCGAAACAAGCTGCTTCTAAAGATCCTCTCTTTGGCAATTCAAAAAGATCAGATTTTGGTAGGTATCTTACTATCATATCAGAAGATGTCAAAATTAAAAGTTGATAGGTCGAATTCTCTCTTCAATTCTGAGATGTGAACTCTAATTACAGGCTTATCTTCGTGTTGGATACAGACAAAATCGCTATCTCCTTCGAACTTGCAAACATTACTTTCTATATTCCAAACTGTATTAGATTTAGTATAAATAACATCAACTCCTTGTTTGAAGTAGTAAATCTTATCCCAGAAGTTCAAATGCTGTTTCTGATACTCGTCTCTGTAAACGAAGTTAGGAAGACCTGATTCGTTGAAGAACTTATGAAGTTTCTTTAATTTAAACTCTTCGTTCGTGAAAATGTTAGGAAGCGAATGTCTTAGAGACAGGTTCTGGATAGTCTGTTTCTTCTTCTTACAGAACTCGAAATACTTCTGTCTGTCGATCTCTCGCTTGTCATATAGTAAGTAACGCATATAGTAACTCAAAAACTCAAACTGCAACACGTCGTAGTAATCCATCAAAGGGATGTTGCGACTCTTTCTCTTTTCTTCGATCATTATATCTGTTTTATGTTATTAAGGTAAAATTCTAACGGTGAATACAAATTATTCATTATATCTGTAAAATCAGTCTCATCTCCTGGATCTACTCCGTCTCTTAATCTAGCTGCTAAGACTGAATTGAATTGCTTCCAGTATTCTAATGAAAACTTCTCTATCTCTTTCAAAGCGTCTGGATCGTACATCAGTATTATATTCTTGACTCCTTTCTTCTTCAATAATTTAGCTTGATTCTCTGAGAAGTTGTGCCCGAAAGTGAAACAGCATTTCGTATCTGGTTTAGAATACAAATCAAGTTTTCTATCTACATTAGCTTTGTCTGTTATTCCTTCTACCAATATAACTGTTTCAGTTTCGTCTTCTACTATCTCATCGTAGCCTCCTAGAATGTTAGAGAACTCTGTGTTATCTGAGTTGTAATACCTTAGTACTAATTTAGCTGTTCCTGCCTTAAAATCCTTTATGTTCTGTTTGTGCCACTCTTTAGACCTACGAGAGCGAGCTAACCAGCTTACTAATTTCTTATTGTTATAAATGAGAAATACAATGTGATCTGCAAATCGTAAATCTGTCGATTCTCCAACTTTGAATAAGTTGTACTGTTCTTCTGTAAATCCTCGTTGATCTAAATATTCATCAAAATACAGACGCTTGAATCCTCTTGGTTTATCTATCTCTTGTTGTTCTATCTCTTCGACTATTTCAATCTCTTCGTCGAGACTCTTTATCTCGTCTCTTACTGAAACCGAGTTTCGCTCTATGAGATGTGAACGATTAGTGTTCTTTAGATAGTTATAGAGTGACGTTTTGTGACTGCATCGAAAGCAGTGCACAATTCCAGAATCTTTAGTAAAGAGGATCGCAAACTTATCAGACTTACCACACTCGTCACACTCCAAGTTAGGAGCAGACATCCAACCTTTATTCCCGAACGGTTTTAATCCAAGTTCGTTTACGATCCTCTCAGCATTCATACTAAAAACCTAAAACTGTTGCTTGTGAAATTGTTAACTGGTAAATGTCAGTGTCTTTGTAATTGTTGAGAATAGTATTGATCTGCAATATCTCTTTCTGACAGTCGATGTATTTTCTTACAATATCGTTGTATTTATACATAAGATCTGTGATATTTTCTTTAGGTTGAGATTCTGTTTCTACAACTAAAGTTTCAGCTATCGGAGATATTTTTTCTTCTCCTTTCATCTGAGAATAGTCGTAAACTAACGGAATGTCAATTCCTTTATCTTCGTAAGCGTCTATCTGCCAGTAATCGCATTTCTTAGTTGGTTCTTCTCCTATCTTAGTTTTCAGAACTCCTAGTTTTGCTTTGAGTTCATTGCATTCAGACTGTTCTTTTTGGAGATTTGCTTTGAATTTCTCTTTAATCTCTTTACCTGTCTTTTTGATTCCTAGTTTTTCAGAATATGAGAATTCTCCGAGGTGTGATTTTAAGATGTCATTATCTACTTGTTTCAGTACAGTAGATAGAGTTGATTTCTTCACACTCATTCCTGCTTCACTCATAGCGATTGCAATGGCTTGTTTTTGATCTTTTACGGATTCGCCAGAAGATGTTTTGAGCGTTCCGGCTTTCCATTCGTCCATCACCTTCTTTATCTTCTTCTGTTGTTTCTTATCAGATTTTGCCTTTTCTAGGTCTTGAAAGTCTGATTTATCTATTTTTTACCCAAAACATAATTTTTATACAACATCCATTTTGCATGAACTGTTCTGGGGTGTCCAATTTCTGAAATTCCCTTAGTGTAATTTTTATAATCTTCTTTAGATAGAGAATTATATAAAGAATTATCTTTTTTTACAAGTTCTTTAAAATCATTAAACGACATTTCTTTCTTATCTACTTTATCAATCTTGATCTTGTTCTCTTTATAACTTCCTTTAAAATCGCTACCTTTAATATGTTCTTTAGCCCAATCTATAGCTTCTTTCTCAGAAACATTCCCGATTCTAATAGTTCTCTTACCCTCAGATCCATCAGGATTTTTAAAAGTAATTTCATGTTCTTCTTTTTTACCACTTTGCTTCTCTTTCGGTTCTGAGTAGATGTACTTGTATCCACCTTTTCCGTCTGCTTCACGACGGATGTATTTAGCTTTCTCAACTAGATCTTCTTCTGACACTCCTGCCTTTAGAAGAGTGTCGATTACTTCTGTCAATTCGTTGCGACCTGTAAGAGATTCTACTTGTGATTTCAACAGGTTGTTTCTTTCTTTTATCTTTTGTTCAAATGATTCCATGATGCTGTGTTGTTAAATTATTATCCAATTGGTTTTAATTTTGATCCTAGATATTTAACAGATTTTGGACCATATTCTGTATCAAAAGGTTCTAATTTCGAAATAGGTACTTTGAACTGATAGTTTGCATGTACTCCATTTTTAGGCCTTCCAATAGCTGAGACAATATAAGCGTATTTATCATCTATCTTTTTAATTTGATTAGATTGACCTACGCCAACAATATGTTTTCCTAATGCTAAATGTCCAGATTCTATCAAACTCTCTTTCGTGTGCTTAATCATATTTTCTTTCTTTTCTGAACCATATTTCTGACCAGCTTTACCTTCTTTAAGATTTTGTTTAGTAGGTTTGTAAATGCCAGAACGGGCTTTTTCTAAAATCTCTTCTTGAGAAATTCCCTTCATTAGATCTTGTTCAATGTTATAAGCCTCTGTCCCAATGATAGATTTCTCGATCTGAAATCTCTGCAAGTCGTTGTGTAATTTTATTTTATCTTCGTATGATTCCATTTCAAATATTTTTAACGTTAAAAACTTTTATAAAAATATAAAATTTTATACAATTATTATCAAAGATTCGAACTTTTTTCGTACATCTCCAACGACTTCTTCCTATCGTAGAAATTTCCCTTATCGTAATCTGTCTTAATCTTAAATATCCTATCTTTCAGCTTGTAGTTTCTGAACTTGTCTATATATATTCTGCCTGAGTTCGCTTTCTCTTCTTCCATAGTAGCATTGAATGTGAAAACGTAAGAGAACGGCTGAACCAACGTTCTGTCTCCTTCTGTATTTGAACGAGTCAAGTATTTGTCTGGATTGTTCCACTCTGCAAAATCAGAAGCTTGAGTTGCTGTCAGGATTCGCATAGGATAGAACTCTGTACACAGATCTTTCATCAACTGAGCAACTCCTTTCATCTTCTCTTTCTTCCAGTTTGGATCGTTGTCAATCTTCTTGTTTTTACCTGTTTTTAGGAGATCTAAAGAGTCTATTATGACTAAGTCAGGATTATATCCATACACTTTCAAATAGTCGATTATAAGGTCTCTAACATCGACCATAGAAGCTTCTCCGAACTTCTCGAAAGCGTATATGCTAAGATCTTTATTAGCATTCTGCTTGCTCTTTATGTAAGACTCCAACTTCTCCATCTCCTGAGAAGTGAAATTACCGACTTTTATGTCTGAATACTTAGCCTTAGTCCACATCTGAGAGTACTTGTCGTAAACTTCCTGACGATTGCCTTCCAACTGAATGTGTAGAACTTTGTAACCTAACTTGCAACAATACATCCCTGTCCAACGAAGAGTTGTCGATTTTCCAACACCTGAACGCATGATCCACATAGCTATGTCTCCTGAATCTATACCTCCGTCAGTCTTGTCGTCTAGTACGTCTATACCAAAAGGAACTTTTTCTGTCTTATCTTCTCCTCTTTCGTGCGACATCTGACGCGCCTTGATCTGTGATTTGAAGTCTGAGAATATCTGCAAGAATCCTCCGTTAGATTTCTTTAGAGAGAAGTTAACTATCTCAGGAGCTTCTTTAGCTTGCAAGTCCATAGCTTCTTGTTTGCGATCGTCTTTAGAAGTGTATAGGTTGTAGATCTGTTCGTTAAGAAGCTTGAATCGCTGATTCTTTATATAAGATTCTAACTGATCTATTATCTGCTCCTTATCGACTATCTGAGTATCTTTTATTGTCTTAATACACTCTTGAACTTCTACATCGTCTGAGTACTGTTGACTTACTACTCCGAACGAAGGTAGAGATTCTGAGTTGTTGTTCAGAATGCTCTTTAATATCTTTTTTAATGGTTGTAATTCGTTACGGATGTATTCGTACTTGACGTGTTGTTGGCAGATGTCATAGATTTCCTTTTTTAGAAAGATGAGCCGAAAAAACTCGTATAGGAAATCAGGCGATAGTTTATTCATTGATTCGAGATTTTAGATTTCCATCTGATCACTTTTTCGCAATTGTCGTTGTGAAATCTTGTTATGTTAGTTTTATTAGTAGAAGTTGCTCCGCACTTGTAACAGGTGTATATCTGCCTATTGCAGTTTGGATTGTTTGTACAGTTATCTCCGTGCCACTTATTAAAGTTTATCAAACTCTCTGTCTCATATTCGCAATATTCACATTTATATATTTTTATTTCTCTCGACTCTCTTTCGAGTCTTAATTTTTCTTTCTTAGCATATCTACCCTCATCTCTTTCTTTTAATCTATTTATCGTATATTCAGACAAAACTGGAGCATGAATACAATTTTCAAAATGATATTTTTTAGAATTAGTATGGGAAGCTAGAACTCCACAATGAGGACATTTTAATTTTGAATGAGAAACTAATTTTGCAGGGATCATTCTGGTTTTACGTTTAAATACCTCCTCTTTTGTCACATTAGGATTCATCATACAATTATCAAAGTGATATTGCCTAGCGTTTACTATATTCATAATTTCTCCACACCAAGGACACTCTACTATTTCTCTATTTTTAAGTTTTTCAACAATTATGTCAATAGTTTCTTGTTTATGTTTTCTACCAAAGAAAGGATTATCTTCACAAGTTTTTCCATACATTGGATTTAGATTACCAAACATTGGAACACCTCCGTCTCCACCCTTAGATAAGTTATAACCAATTCTAACATTTGTAGAATCATAAGATGCTATCCAAAATATTTCTCGTTCACTCAAATGTTCTCCATTTTTGCATAATTCGATTATATCCTTCTTGAAGTTTTCTTTACCGTATTTCTTAATAGAATTATGTAAATATCTCCCACTTCCAAAATAACTATCAATCTCAGGATCTTTATCTGAACATCTTTTACCTATGTAAATCTTATTTGTTATAAGATTCGTTATTTTATAAATATAAAAATACTTGTGATTTAATCTAACTTTACCCATGATATAAATTTATAATTCCGACTAAAATAAATTCAAGAGAGTAATTCAAATTGAGTCGGCAACTTGAAAAGATGGCTAATCCTGTCCTCTCGTGAAAAACTTACAAATATAATAAAATTTTACACATAATAGATATTGGCACTTACTTTATTTTCTATTAAATGATATAGAGAAATCCATGCGCTCATGCAACAATCATCATGTTCTCCCATAGATTCTAGTGTTCCCTTGTCCTCATCGTAGCCAATCGAATTAAATTCTCCAAGTAATTGCATTACAGCATTGTTTGTTTCTTCATCTTGACTTCCTGGAACCTTAATTTCCCCACGTTCGAAGAAAGCTGAAAGACTTGGGAGGCCTTCATAATCTGATTTCTTATTCCCTGCTGTTGTTTTAAAATCTTCTACATTGTTCAATCCTCTTTTACGAACCATCTCAGCTATCATACTCTGAAATCCATTGGATTCACACACTATCTTATTTGGCCTGAATGAGTGATTTAGTTCAACTATCTTATTGACTTGTTCATTGGTCGAAGCTCCTCTTTTTCTCCAGATATGAAGTAAATAGTAAATATTATTGTTGTCAACCCCCCAAACAGTATATGCTGTAAAATCTGCTCCAATACTTGCAGACTTAGCAAAATCACAGCCTATAACGACTCTTCTTAATTTGATAGGATAGCTTTCTATATTGTTTACTAACCTTACTTTTTCCATCCCTATGAAGGACTTGTTAAGAAATTCCCACGGAAATAAAGATGATCCTTCAGAAACTGGCATTACTAAGATCTCACGAGAGAACACTATACTACCAAGAGATTTCTTTAAATCCATAAGATTTCTAAAAGAGAATCTATCTGGTGCCAATATTCTACCATCTGGAAATATCCCAGGATATTCAAAAACTTTAAAACGATGATCTTTTTTTAAATCAGAATAAAGGTCAGCAGAATGAAAAGGTGTACCACTAACAATCATCAATCCTCCAGGCTCTGTAGCTGGTAAAATATCTCCATAGAATCCTTCATGAAACTTTTCTCTCTGATCTTTTGAATATAATGCAGATCTTGATAAGTAGTCATCTATGAAAAAAGCCCCAGGGTGCATTCCTCTCGATTGACTCCCGAACGATCTGGAATCCAATCGACTACCTGTATCTGTAATAACTGTTTCTTTACCTAAATTGCCGCCATTTTTATTAAGTTTATCCTTTAAAATAGGATTATTGTTTATTTCTTCTGTAATCTTACTTATGTGAATATTCACAAGCCTACTTTCATTAGTAACTAAAACAGTCCATTTTCTATTTTTGTTATCTAGTGTATCTTTAACCAAAAACTGTGGTGGATCATACGAATACAATCTCCAAAGTGGTGCAGCAAAGCAAAATTCGTAAGATTTTCCAGATCCGCGCTGAGCAAGATATGCACTCCAAGGATAGAGTTGGATCATGTTACCCCACTCAAGATTTCGCCAACCCATCTCGAAATTTGTGAGTACTGTAGCTTTGAAATAGTTCAACGAATACTTCTTGAGTTGTTGATCCATCGAATACTCCAACTCCTTCAGGTACCCCAAAGACTCGCTGTTCAGTTTGTTAGCGTTGTGGTTTATGACTAGATTGGTCTGTTTGGTTATCTCGTCTATCAACCTCTCTATATCGTTGTCGTAACCTGAAAGTAACTCGTCTAATGCCTTGTTAGGGAGTGTGTCGATTATTTCGCCGACGTAAGTATATATGTTCTGTAATTGTTTATATGTGTATAGTTGAATTTCACTGTCCGTAGGTTGCATCTATTTACCCCTTTGATTCATAAAATACTCAAATAGTTCACTTAATGTAAGATATTTGTAATAACCCCTTACATCATACATTGTTCTTCCTCCTCTTTCTGTTTTTATCTGAGATTTTTCAAAATCTACAAAACTGTTAAATATATCCATAATTAAAATTGAAATCTTGGTCTTACGTATTCTTTATCTTCACTCTTCTTATCACTTCTTAGAGAGCGAATAAAGTCTTTTACTAAATCCCTATTTGCTCGCGTATCAGTCACAGCTCGATGAGCATCTGTAAGCTCTACTCCACAATTCTCACAACAAGTTCCTAGTTTGTAATTTGCACTTTCAACCCATTTTAACCTTGCCCACCACATCGTATCTATCGAACAATCTAAGTTGATAAATTTAGAAAGGTCTGATTTATTCAAAGCGAACCAATTGTATAAGAACGGCTGATCAAAAGAAAGGATATTGTGTCCACAGAGTATTGGTTTGTTTCTTCCACTCGACAATTTAGAAAGGAAATCACAGAACTCGTCGAACACTTCTCGCTGATCTCGTCCGTTCTCAATCTGTTGCATCGTGATTCCATTTGCATTCAATGCTCCTTGATTTATCTCTCTGTTGTCGTATGGTTTTATTATTCCACTCTCGTACTCTTTCAGATTGTTCAGTTCTATGTCTATCGGACAGCAAGCTATTTCTAAGAGTTGATTTTTATCTGCTGAAAGTCCGCTTGTTTCAAGATCAAATACGACTAAATTTTTGATGGGTGAAATCATATATCTTTATTTTAAAAATTCTCCTAATATATCTGTTTTGTATTGTTCTTCTGAAAACATTTCTTTATATCTTTTTAATATTTCTTTGTCTTTCTTATTTCCAAAATCTGTCTTGATTATTTCAACAATTGCAAGATTTAGACACTTATTGTTTATTTCTTGATAGTTGTTCATAATTTTCTTCATATCTAAAATCTCATAATCTTTCTGATAGCCGTAATTATATATTAAACTAGCTAACATTATAGATTCTTCACTATATAATTTGTCTGGTGTTGAAATTAAAATCAACTCTCCTTCGTCGTGTTTATATAAACAATTAATAACGTCTGTGTTTAGCCAATCAACAAATCTATCTTTATCAGTTTCTCCAAGATTATTATATCTCAGAATATATTCGTCCATTATTATTCTTTTCCATCTCTCTCCTCTCATATCTTGACCCCACTTCCAAAATCCTCTATCCATCTTGAACAATAACGTGTTTTCAGGATCTCCCATTTGTAAATTCTCTGCAAAAGTGGTCTTACCACAATTTCTAGGGCAGATGTAATGTTTTATTTTCATTTCTCTTTTATTAATTGTAAATCTATGTACTTCTGAATGTCTTCTACAATAGTTGCTTTATCTACTGAAATTATTTCTACTTTAGTTTCTTCGCTAGATAGATATATTATCTCGTATCCAGTTCTTTCTTGCAATTGAATCAATTCTTTTCTGAACGCTTCAACTTGTACTTGTTCCATTTCATTAAACGGAAGATAAAATACTAATATCGGTTTATATTCTTTCATTTCTTTATGATTTTACCTTGTTTGTCAAACTTAATTTCAAATTTGTGTTGATAACCGTCTGTTAATTCAAAATAATCAACATGACTATACTCGTAAATACTTACTGCGCTCGCTTCTCCATTTGTAGCCTTAACTCTTCCTAAATCGTCCAATACTTTGATCAACTTTGCTGCTAGTCTTGCAGCTTTCTGTTCTTTAGAACGTTTCCAAAAGTCAAATAATTTCTTAATCATTTCAATTCCATTTTTAAAAGTTTGCTTGTTATTTGTCTCATATCTTCAAGATGCTTTTCTGTAGCTATCAATTTACCTTCTGTTACTGAATCATCTTTTCTGCGAACATTATTATCTTTTGCAGCATTAGCAAAATGATATAGAAGGGTTTCTTTCATAAAGAAAGGAATCTGTAATAATGGTTTATAATTTGTAGTAGGAATCTCTGCTTCTCCTATTGCTTGCGATATTAGATGTTCTCCATCATACCCTATCAAAAATTCTTGCATTCCTCTCAATTCAATAAGATATATTTTACACGTCATAGATGGATAATCGTCCGCAATGTACAATCTTGAATTTTCTCTTATTAATGGATTCATTTTCTCAAACTATAAAGTTTTATTCCAGATACTTTCACGTCAGATTCGTCGATCTTGTTTCCACCCATGTAGTGTGGAATGTGACCAAGTCGTAGATAATTATTCGTGTCATTCGTGGTAAACGGCTTACCAGATTGTTTCTTAAAATTTTCATCACTATTCAGATAATCTGTCAACTTAGTCAGTGTCAGATTCGTCGCTAGATATTCCACCATCATCTTCTTTTTCTTTTATTTCTTTATTTACGAATTTTATGTTTGCTTTTTCTAATTGTTTATCAAGTAATTCTATCGTTTCATTCAACTCTTCTTCGTTATAGAATGTGAATGTGTGATTTGCATACAAGGGAACTTTTGTTGCGTTCTTATCGCAAGGGTTTAGAATGAGTTTGCCTTCAAAATTATCATTCAAATCGTATTTAGTTGAAGTTCTATACCCAAATATTACGTTAGCCATTATACGTTCTTCATTTATGATTACAAACTCTGTTTTTCTAGCTAACATTTCCTTTAACTTCTCTATCGTTTTGAGAAGCTTTTTCATAGACTTTGTAGAACCGCCCTCATCACCTTCTTCTAAATCCTCATATAAGTCTTCAATTTCTTGCTTTTTGAAGTTAGTATTGCAATCCAACAATTGATCTCTTATCTCTTCGTCTTTCAAGAATTTGTACTGTTTGAGAATCTCTACTACTCCTGTTTGGTTACACTTCTTGAAGAGTTCTATTATCTCTGTCATTATCTCTCCGTCTGTTGAAGAAATAGGTGAGATAAGATAGTCTTTCTGCTTCAATTTCTCGAAGTTCTCAGAAGCTGATTTTAAGTATTTATTCATCTTTAATAATTGTTTCTAATAAATCCTTGATTGGAATATTGCAACACCATATCTCCCTTTAAAAACACCCTTTGTTGTTTGGACATTTTCTTCCAATCTAATCCCAAATTTTTAGCTACTAATATATAGGCATAATTATTAAACGTAATAACTCCTCTCTTATTCTCATAACCGTATTTCTCAAGTATACAATCTATGTCTGTCATTTCTACTTTCATTAGGTCGTTGTTTTCTGATTTCTGGCAATCTACTGAATATACTCCTGTTGCTTGTGGATAGACTACTTTCAAAGCTCCGCTCGATTGTAGAGCTGTATATTCTATGTAGGTTAAATCTTCTAGTTTTTTCATACGGCAAATATAATAAAATTTTATGAAATATAAAATGATTTTATATAAATTCTCTAATTTTTAAATTTTTCAACAAATAAGCAGCTATTCTCTTGGATAATATTTCAAACACTTCTTTTGCTACCAACTCTTTTTGTCTTTCTTCTATCAATTCAGAAACAAATAATTTTTCAACATAGAATTCATCTATTTCTGAATTTAATTTATATCTAAAATAATATTTATCTTTAAAATCTATTGTTCTTACTCTTGAGCCTTCAATAAAACATTCAAATTCTTTCAAATCTCCATCTTTTCTCCAATTTTCTAAGAATTTTTCAAAAACAATATCTTCTTCGAGTTGTCTTTCTTTTTCTCTTAATTCCAACAACTCTTTTTCTTTTTGTTCAACTATATTCATATTATATAAATTTTAAGAATTTTTCAGGTTGTTCTTTCATTAATCTTAATACTAAAGCCATTTGATCTTTTCCAAATTGATTTTTCAGTTCAATTATTCTGTCGAAAGATAATGGTTCATTTGCTAAATATTGCACAGTTGGCGGTCTGTCTGTATATTGTTTCAAAACTTCATTAAATGCTCTAGCTCCTTCGTTTACAAATTCGTCCTGTTTTGTTGTTATTCTTTCTCTGTACTCAATACAGTAGCTTATCCAATCAGGAATCAAATCCAAACGACTACTCGCTTCATCGTAAGACTTATTTATAGTATCTACTACTTTATCAATTCCTATCATCTTTCAATTTTATTTTGTCTCTATTTTTAAACTCATACGTATAGTGGCACTCCGGACAGAGCAAATCTATATTCTCTTTCTTCAGCCTCAGTTCTGGATAAGCTCCTTTGGATTTTCTGTGTGAGAAAAACATAGGATTCAATTCTTCTCCAAGATACTTCATACAGTTCATATTCGAACAGAAATGAATTCTTTCATCCCAAATCTCCTTAAACATCTCTAATTCTCCTGTATTCTTCTTTTTTAATCGCTTTTTAGGAGTTTTAAGACGTTTTCTTGGTTTTGGCTTATATTTATCTGGATTGTCTTTTATCTTCTTTTTACGACGCTCAGAATATACTTCTTGACGTGATTTACCAAATGTCTTTTTGAACTGACAATCCATACACAACCCTTTAGAGTTTATAGGAATGTTTGTTCTTTTACATTCTCCTTGACAGTCTCCTCTTTTTTGAATCATCCTTTATTTATTTGTTCTAAACTTTTCTCTACAAATTCATTCACTATATCACACAGTCCTCCGAATGCTTCTGATACGTTCAGTTCTTTGAATGTTTCGTTTATGTAACTGCTGAATACGTCTGTTGACTTTTTCAAGTTTCTTATCTTACTGCTCATCTCAGGATTCAATATCTGTTCGCAGTTTACATCTGTTAATTCTGCTTGGATAAGATCTGAATAGATAGCTACTTTATATAGTCTTTCTGTTAGTTCTTTGTGTTCCATTCTTGTTTTTCTTCGTTCCAGATTTTGTTGTATTTTTCTTGCATTACGAAAGCTAACCAAACTTTCTCCCAAGAAGTCTGAAGAGAATCTTTAATATAAAAACCATTTCTTTCTATAAACATCCTAAATTCAAAATACCCTTGGCTTGATGGGATATTATTAATCATATCTTGTAATTGATCTTGTCGAGGGAGCCAGACTATTTCTTCTTTTTTAGAAATTGTTAAGTTTTTCTTACATAAATAAAAATCCTTATCTTCTTCTAAAAACAAATGTCCTATTTCAGAATCTAAATTAGGCCAACAAAACACTCTACCTTTTTTATATAAAGGTTCTTCTTCTGAAAAATAAGTCCAGTTTTTATCTTGAAAGTATTGTTGAATCTCTTGTGCTTGTTCGAACATTTTTATGTACTTTTCTGATTTATCCATTTTATTCGCCTAAATCGTTTTCAACTATGTCTGATACACAATCGTAAGCGTCTGACAATTCGTATAGAGATTGTGTTACATTGCTAATATTCTCTTTGTCACACTTTCCGTTAGATTCTCCTTTAGAATAATGTTCGTTTGCTTTCTTGAATAGATCAATCGTCTTTCTGAGATGCTCTACTCCTTCTTTTATACATTTTTCAGCTTGTTGCATAGTTATTTAGTCTTTATTTGCTACGTTAATAATTCTTGGAAGTGTTCTAGCAACATCGTTAATACTATTCCAATACATTCTTTCAGTATTTTCAATAGTTATTTTGTGAGACTTTGGTATTTTACCATTCTTTCTCCTTTTTGAAGATTTTGGTATAATCATTTACATTTATTTTTGTTTTTACATATCATGCAATCGATAGAATTTTCATCGAATAGAGAGAGTTCTGAGCAGTGTAACAGTCGCCTTGTTAAGTCGCTGAACCTTCTTCTTTCTCTCGATCTATATTCTTTCGATATATTCTGTTTTTCTTCTTTTATTACGTCTCGCTTTCGAATGTTGTATTTTTCGATAAACAATCCGTCGAAATAGTCACTATGTTCGTTTCGTTCCATGTACGATTCTAAAGCTTTGCGTCCGTATATCCAATGAAGTTGCAGATTCATCTTTGTTTCAGCAGACGAATACTTATTGAACTGGAACGATAGATAGTTGAACAACCATTCTTCTCCTATTCCGTCTTGATATTCTTTTTGTAAAACAAAAATGAACTTGTTTATGTATTGTTCGTCTCTATCTGAAAATTCGTATCGTTTTTTGAATGTTTTACGATAGAAGTAGGAGAATTGAGATTTTAGAATGTCAAGCATCTTTCAATTTTACACCACATTCTTTTGCCCATTCTTTAACTTCATCAAACGAGCATACACCATCGCAGCCATTCATAGAACCACTACAAATAAGCTCATCTGTATCTTTGTTCACAATTCTTGCGTAACCATTTCTTAAACGAAAATAAAAATCTTCACCTTTTTTATTTTTCCATTCAAATATTGTAGGACACCCTCCACAAATTAGTTGTAAGTTTAATACTTTCATAATTCTCGATTTTTAAATGTTAAACTTTTGTTTGATTTTTATGGTATAAAATTATAAATAAAAATTGACATATAAAAACTTTTTATATAAAAAATGCCAGAATTTTTGGTTCTGGCACTAATTTATAATGATTATAAATAAGAACGTCTAAGTATAACTCATCTTCATCTCTATAATATCAACTTTAGAAGGTTCTACGAACTTGACTCTGTGATCGTTTTCTGGATCGTCAACTATCTCGTTTACAATGTCTCGATCTGCTACATCTGAAAGAACAGTTCTCTTCAACCATATCCCTACCATAGCGTTTGCAGCAAGATTGCCTATATTCTGTTTGTTTGCTTCTCCGTTAGCTTCATAGAAGGTAGCGTAAACAGGACTTGAATTGATAGATAGAATATTCTCCATGTAATATTTACCATCTGAATCCTGAGCAAGATCGACTGCTGCAATCTCTAATTTAGAATAGCAACTTGTCGGATATTCGAACCAAATATTAATGTCTGAAACGGCCGTATTAGAGTCGTTCAACAAAATCAATCCTATATACTGATTCTTACTGTCTGCGTTTTTTAGAGTGTAATTACTTATCTCTCCGAACATATTGTCGAAATCGTCGTTCTTAAACAAAGAAGCTGATCTGTAACCTCCGAGACTCTTGTCAGCTCTCGACTGAACTACGTCTTGTCCTTTTGTTGTTGTGTAGAATAATTTTAACATATTAAATACAGTTGAATGTTATAGAAATATAATATACCATATTTGAATCGTTATCATTTGATTCAAAATTAACCTTCAAATCCATAGTTGTAACAGAACCTCCAAACGTGTCTACATAAAAGGATATTCCTCTATTGTCTTGAACACCACCACTTATCTGAGTAGCAAATCCATATACTTTAGTAGTCAAGCTCAATCCGTTAGCTATTGTCAAAAGACTTATGTTCCCGATAACATCGTCTGGATCAGCATTCCCAACAGATCTAAAAGATCCAGTTATTGTTATTGTTCTGCCTATCCTGCTAGCCTTGAGTGCAAAATTAGATGTGTTCGCTCCAGACCCTCTTTTTAAATCCACCCAAGGTACTGAGTCTACATTCAAAAGATTGTCTACTTCTTCTGTCGAATATACGTCTAAATTTGTTCTAGCTTGAACAACATCTGTCAAATCAGAAAGATTATTAGTCTTTGTTAACTTATCAGAAACCCCCTTAATATAATATTCCCAATATTCAGTCCTCTTATCTTCTATTGTAACAACTCCTCCGTTGTTAATAACTCTTGCTATCCAAAATTCAGAATCCTGAACTTTTCCTGCTGGTGCAGTATTCAAAGTCGTTTCTAATACTTGTATCAGATTACAACTATCGTAAAAATACAATCCTAGTTGTTGTTCTGATGTGATAGTTTCTCCAATAGGGGTGCAACCGATAACAAAATACTTTAACCCAGATTCTGCTGTAAAACTATTCCCCGAAAGAATTAAATTTGTGTCATTCACTACGTCAACTACTTCGTAAATTCCGATATTGTTAGTAGAATTAGAGAATTTGATCTTGACAGGAGTTTCTAACGATTGACCTCTTAAAACGTCTGTAAATATCGTATTTACTCCTGTCACTTGACCATCTGAAGTAATTGAACAGACCCCTTCTTCAAGATTAGAATATTGGTGCCCTATCTTCAACCAATAATAATTTCCGTCGTTTGGAATTGCAATATTGTCTATTGCAGATTGTTCTATGATCAACCCACTTGAAATCAAAGCTCTTGATAGATTAGCAATCTTGACGGTTCCTGGATTTGTACCGGCTTCGACTTTAAAATCTAAAACAGTCCCTCCTCCAGAAGTATCAATTATTCCCCAGTTTAACGTATTAGATAAGAATGTCTTGTTAACAGGAGATTCTAACATAAACTTCTGCCATCTCAACAATTCCTCTCTTTCTAAGAAGATGTTTCTATTGATATTCAATTTACTCATAGATATTTTATTTTTAAAAATGAATTTGCTGGTATTAACTGTGATTTCATCAATCCTTCCATTTTAGAAGTCGTATAGTTTTTGTTGTTGTTTTTCAAATATGAAAGAATTATATTTTTCATCCCCAATTGACCTCTTGTGAAAGGAGTCTTTAATGGTCTTACTTTTATGTTTGTTAGACTTAACCCGTTTGGTGAAACGTTAGATGTATTATCTAATAGAATCTGAGGAACTATGTATTTAACTTCGGTTGCTGAATTGAATCTTAAATAATGCCCATTTGGTATAAATACTGCGCTAGGATCGTTTGTTTTATTCTGATTATAAATTATACCACGAATCCAATAATAATTACCCAGTGTCTTTAAAACTTGACCAGAAAAGAACGTATTAGACGCTACTCCATTGGTTGCGTTGAGTAAATCTAAAACATTCCCGCCTGCATCGTAACTTCTAACTCCAAACGTCAAAGGAGTGCCTGTTTGATTCAATTTACAGAAAAAAGAAATCTCGTAATCAAGATTCTTATTTATAACTATCTTTTTTGTCTCGTCAGAATCGTAATCAATGCCAGAAAATAATCCGTTTGTAACACTACCTATCTTCATATCGTCTCCATTGATAGAAATGAACGACGATTCTAATAATGGATATTTATCTAAACCTACTACTTCTTTTGTATATTCATATCCCTTTATAACATTAATCATATTTTCAGTATTATTCCAACACGGAGAACTTTTGCCTATACACCAGCCTGTTTCTTCTGGTTTTAGCAAAGCAAATATGAATTCTTCAGGAGAAACAAAATCTATCATTCTTAAAAACTCTCCATTTATATCTCCTGATTCTATTATATTATTTGTCCCCCTGTTTTTGTATTGTTGAATATAATCGTTAAATAGATCAATAATCTGACCTACTGTCAAACTTCCTACCTCTATACCTCTATTCTGTAAGAATATCTCAACTATGTCTGGATATTGACTTATATCTCTAAACTGACGAGCATAATAAACTATAATAGCAAAATAATGAGTTACAGAATTCCAGAAATTTATAAAATCCTGATCTTCTAAAACATTATCAGATTGTTCTCCACGAGTCATGTATTTAGGTAAGATTCCATATAGATATAACTTCTCTAAAACGTTCAAAGCCCAACCGTATACATTTATATCATTTACGTTGAAAAAGTTCTTAAAAAATGTCGAATTGTATATAGGATATTCTAAATCTTGAATATCTCCAGATACTAAAATGTCGTTAAATGTAAGTTCAACAGAAGGAGTTGTTCCCACATGAGTATAACGATATTCAATAACAAATTGATCTTGCTTTCTTATATCTACATTAGATATGTTGATAGTTGTCAAATCTAACCAACTACTAAAAGTCAACCCTCCGTTTATAGAATACCTAAATTCTTTCTTATAGTAATCTATCGGATAATTTTCTCCAACTGTCGTATCTACAAAATCGTACAAAGAAATAAGTCCAACTATTGGAACTGCTGGTTTGATTATTAATACATCACCATCTTCTGTTGTTCTATTGTCTATTACTGCCATAGATTAAATTTATTATTATGGACACATATATGTTTCAGTTATCGCTCCGCTTGTATCCGATCTAAACCCATATTTTTGATTACTATCTTGCCTCCAATAAATTACCCCAACAAATCCCGTCCCAACAACAACAGGATTTGATAAAACACCGCCTGTGTTTGTAGAATATAGATGTATTCCGATATTAATATTTGTCCCTTCGGAAGTATACGAATATCTGGTGCTGGCTGGCGTAAAAAAACACGCATCTGATATATTTGAATAATTAATTGATCCAATAGTATGAGTTAATACTGATGGTAATGTAAAGCATCCACTTCCAACAACTGAATTACCATAATAAGTACCTGCTGCATTTGTAGCCCAGGGTCTAAAATAATAATGTGTATTTGGAGTGAGACCAGTTATTGTAGCATAATATTGTCCAGTTCCTGTTCCTGCACTAGTAACAGATCCTATTATAGTTGTGAACGTATTATCTGTACTATATTGAAACCCTCTACTTGTAACTGTACATCCACCATCTGAGCTAATAGTTGCAGAAACTTGCATCTCAGTATCGGTTGGACTTCCACACGAATTAGCAATTATATAAGGAAGTGAACAAGAAGAAATAGTATAGTTTCTAAAACCATACAACGTTTTAGGATTCATTGTTTTGCTTCCATAGGCAGGATCAAAATAATCAGCAACCGAATTATCAAAACAAGACTGTAAGTTTGGAGTTGTTGATGAAGCATGAGAATGAACAACGTTATAAACATCTTGCAATGTGAATGTAGTCGTATTAGGAACAGATGTCTGAGAATAAACAGACATAGATAAAAAAACAAATATATATAATAAACTATTTTTCATTTTCAAGTATTTTTATTCTTCTTTCAAGTTCAGCTAATTTAGCAATTAGTAAATCAATATAAGCAACTGACTTAATACCATTTTTGTCTGTTCTTACAAACTCTGGAGCTATTTTTTCAACATCTTGTGCAATTACTCCATATCTTTGAGTATTAGTTGTATCTGATTTAAACTTGAATTGCACAAAATTTATTTTATCAAATCTATTCAGATTTGTTATTGTAGATATTTCTTTTTTAAATCTTTTATCTGATGTTAACACAAAATTCCCCGAGTTAATAGTTCCAGTTCCATTACTGACACCTACTCTTAGATTAATACCATCAAAAGTAAAATCAGCGTCACTTGTTAATGTATTTGTCCCACTCCAATACGAAACTCTTCCAGAAGACCCAGAGCCTGTCACATAGGTATTATTATCATATGTTATAGTAGTTCCTGAAGCTTTTACAAATCCAGTTCCACTTAATTGGGGTTGAGCTCCAATAGTATTATATGAGATGGTTCTTGCCACAGAGCCATCATACGTCGTACCACTCACTGCTCCTACACCTGAATTATTAAAAGTAATAGCGTTCGCAATAGTTCCTGATATAGATAAGTTTCCTGAACCTAACAGGGAATTGCCATTTATTGTTTTAATGTTCGTTCCTGAGACTAAAGCTGCCTGTTTACTATTAAAAGTAAGCCAGTCGCTGTGCATCAAAAACCCTCTTACTGCGGCAGTTGCTGCATTTGGCATGCTTAATAAAAATGCACCTGATGTAGTTATTGGACTTCCGGTAACTGTAATATCATCACCTGATGTTGTAATAGACATACCAACTGAGGTCACCGTTCCAGTTCCCTCAACCGCAGCCCAAGTTAAATCAGATCCAGTTGAAACCAATACCTGACCATTTGTGCCTAGTCCTAATCTAGATGTAATATTTGAGGAGTTTCTATAAATTATATCTCCCCGAGTTGTCATAGGATCAGTAAACCCACCTGTTGAATTAAATGTTACCTCATTACCTGATTTAGTAATAGACATATTTGTACCAGGATTAAGATATACTACATTATCATTATATACAGACGAAGTTGAATATCCTGGAACAGATAAAAGCCATTGAATAGTTGGTTTATTTTTGATAGAAGTTCCTCCGCTACTGGCATTCCAATCTATATACTGAGCAGACAATCCCGCTGCTGTTCCTGTTGTATTCTGATTAAAAGTTGGGAAAATATTTGCAGGCAAATTTGTGGTTAATAATCCTCCTGAATCTCGACCTAAAAGAGTAGTGGCCGTGGTTGTTCCCACTGATGAAAATGTTGCAGTTGTAGACAGGACATCACCATTAATTGTTAGAGGTTTTGTAGGATTAGTAGTTAATACGCCAAAATAACCATTGTCTTTTATCGTGACTGCCTGCACATTATCGTTTATATTTTTTATTCCAAAATAAGCATCTGAAATTGTTTGAATACCGGACTGAATCTCCCAAGTTTTACCAGCTAATGCTCCATCTGTTAATCGAAATTTTGGAGCTACCCCAAATCCAGAAGTAGATTTAATTTCAAGAAATGCTCCAGGCGCAGTAGTATTTATACCTATTCCGGTACCAGAATTATACAACAAACTATTGCCTAAATTTGTCCCATTATAATACGGGACAAATCCAGAAGTCAATACACTCAATTTTGCAATACTTGAATTGTCACTTAAATTTGAACTAGATAGTTGAACAGCTGTTACTGTATTATCGGCGTTTATACGCGGGAATCTAACAGCAGATGGGTTTGGTAATGTAAAAATATTCTGACCAACTGTAGTTCCTCCAAGGCTAGTACGGCCAGTAACAGCATTTAATCCGGTAGCACCTCCATCCCACTTGAATCGATCTGCATAAGCATCGTTCCAATTAGCTTGGTCAGTGGTTGTTGGTATAACATATCCATCTGATAACGATAAATTTGCTGTACCTCCAATAACTTGTCTTGTATTATCAAATTGTAAACCTGTTACTGATTCTGTCAAATCACCCTTAACCAATAATGGCTCTTTTTCGTTATCTAATTCTTGTATTGCTGCTTGAACATTCGTACTAGATATGTCTCCAGCTGGAGTAAATCCAACAGAGCTTGCTGTTATAAAAGATTGACCTCCACCCCCTCCAAAATTAACATTAACGTAATCAAAAATCGCCTGATGAGTAATTACTCCCGTATTTTGATGTTGTATTCTTATTCTAACATTCCCAGAACTAATATAATTATTTGGTAAGTATATAGGAAATGAATACCATGCTTTTGCCGCTGTTTCAGAGATTGTTCCTATGTAATCCCATGCAGAAGTTGTATAATTATATACTTGTACATAAACAATATGACCATCTATTCCAGAATATCGTCCATACATTAAAAAATTACTTAACCTAGATACTCCTGTAAAGTCAAAAATTATCTCAAAGGGTGGAGTTGTTATTTGTTCTTGAATAATTACATCAGTTCCTCCTACCGCACATAAATCTGACACAGTGCCTTGATTTAAAGTTCCTGTGTTCACAGTCATTGTTGTCGCGCAATAGTTTACAGCTTCCATTGAACTAATTTTATTATAAATAGCATTCAATGATGGAGCAATAGAATCCTTACCAGCCCAACTACTAGAGTAAGCATCTTGCGATATTAAGTCTGGCCATATCTTATAATTAAAATCAAACACTTGTCTATTTTGATCCCATACAGGTATTTGTCCTTTAGTCGTTAGAGGAGTACCATTAACATCATTTAGATCTGACATTCTAAGACCCCATGAAGGTCTTACGCCAATCACACCATTCTCTGCTGAACCTGTGGCTAATTTTATTACAGAGCCAACCCTTATGATCAAATTTGGAGCAGAAGGCATAATATTTGTCAATAGACTTGTAGTTGGACTAATATATAAATTGTCTCCAGCTGACCAGCCAGTGGTATATGTGTCGTTTAC